AGAATCTTTCTGAATCATAATTGAATCTTGAAGCTTCGCATACTCCCACCAATACTCTAGTGAATAGTAACAAAGGTTGAAGGCTTGGTCTTTATTTAGTTGGAGTGTATCGACCTTTAAAGTATCGACGCTCGAACTCGCGCTGATTTGATTCGCGAATGATAGCATTAATACTATCATTAGAAGTAAGTATGACTTTCTCATTTTTGAAATAATTGTTAGTGATTATTGGCTTTTTGGATTCGTAGAAATAGACCGTGTCGCGCATCATCTTGATGTCAATCAGCGCATCGTGAATCATTCTATCCTGCTTATCAATTTTCTTTTGCAGTTTCTCGATTTCAATTTGAAGTGGTGACGAATCTTCACGCTTTCGATTTGATAGCAGAATGAAAAAGATAGTCAGCAAAATAACTGAGATGAATATAACTATGTGTGTCTGGTTGATGTTTCTCATTCCTCACCTCCTATGATTTCGTTTTTTACTTGTCTCCAATATAGTTGATAATCTACTTGACTATCTGTTATGACTGGTCTTGAATCAAGTATCTCATCTACTGCTATCAATGCACATTGCTTGGCAAAGTATAGGGTAATTAAACTTGCTGAGTTAGAATGAGCCTTGTACATTTTCTTAACTAATTCATCTGCCTTTTCTTTTGGATTCATTTGTCACCTCCAAATGTTTCGTTGTAGTATTGACTAAAGACTTTCTCGCAATACGTGACGGCAAGTGGATTGAAAAAAAGTCCTTTGTCAACCTCATCACGTTGATTGAAACCAGCTATGTAATCTTTTTTAGATTGCTCCTTCTCCATTGCTTTGGCTTGGTCAATGTCTCCCTTTGTGAACTTACCACGTTTATTAAAAAGTTGTTGTTCCAACCATTCTACCGCAGTTTGTTTTGTCATTGTGTTCGTTTTTATAAGTTAAAAAAAGTGGGCGCAAACTTAATCACGCCCACAGTTAATTAAGCGAAAGGTGTTAAACTAATTTTCTTGGTATTCAAATTAGCATAAGCTTCAAGTCTGAACTCCTTACCAGTAAGCGGCAAAAAGTGAACTGTAAACTTGATGTGTGCAGGTTTCGAATAGTCAACGTCAGCAAGAGAATCGACATCAAGAACAAACGATTCCGCATTTTCTTTTGTCAAGTACGCAGACTTCCAACACTCACCAAAGTTTCCCATACTATCTGCATCAATAGCGTTAGCAGGACGGTCGCATCCGTTGTACAATGTCCAAGTAATTCTGAAATCTCCTTGTGCCGTGCCATAGCAGGTGCGTAACTGCGAATAGTTGAACTCACTCCATTCTGTCTCATTCACAAAGAATGAACCTTTCAACAAATTGCCGTCCCATTCTAGAGCAGGAAAGATGTTAGTGATGTGTGTGTCGGGTGTTTTAAATTCGCCCGTGAAGTAGTCATTCTGGAACGCAAGAACGGTGTCTTCATTCACTTTCATAATGTCAGCAATCTCTGAAACATCATAGGTCAAAACAGTTTTCTTGCCGTTCACAATCCAATCAAATGACCATTGATTCTTATTCTCGAAATCGTCGAACATCACATCCATACCGTCTATCACGATCGTTATTACCTTCTCGGTTTCGTTCGCTGTTGTCCCGTCGGGCAACGTCCAAACAATATGTGAGCGATACAATTGCCAATGTCCATTCTCATTCTTACCCGTCACAACATAACCGAAGTCATTGATGTACATCGACACAAGGTTGAGCAGGTAGCTAGGCGAACCAACGAATGTAGAAGTCGGTAAGAAGCCATCTTTCCAAACGTACTTGGTTTGTGTCAGGTATCTTCCTGCCCATTTTGGATTAGGAACTTTCAAAGTTTCTTTTACAAGTTGGCGATTCAGTCGCAACTCATTTACATTTCGTCCATCAAGAACGAAATACTTTAGTTCATCCCACATTTGGGTGGGAATGCCAGTAATACTTTTGTCTAAAATCATTTTGTTTATTTGTTTAATTATCGTATAGCATACCTGCCATAGTTCGGATATAGTTCAAAGTACATTCTCATCATCATCATATCTGCGAAGTCGGGAGAGAAGCCGTGTTTCTTTTTGATTTCTTCCTTACTGGTCACCGCCTTCTTTCTCTCACGATCAATGTGCGCAATTCTCACAACTTCTAAATGCTTAATTATTTCAGTCTTGTATTTGTCGGCGGCTATCGTCAACTTGTTTGCGTTGATATACTCGCCCATTTTAAAGTAGCATTCTGCCTTCAAGTTCATATAGGTCTCGCTATCTATCGCACGACCACCGTTGTTGAATGATTGACACTTCAAAATACCCACCACACCGATTCCCAATCCGTCAGCATCTACCACAATATTGCTCAGCTTCACGTTTCTTTCTTTGGCTAAATTACGGATAAATTCTGCGACCTCGTTTGGATACTTATGCTCCATCATAAACACATCAACTAGCGACATTCCCGACCACAAACCAATGATTGTTTTATCGTTACCGAGTGCTGCGATGTCTGCCGTTATGTAAGCGGTAGTACCTATCAATTCGTTTCTAAAACAACGTAGTAAGTCATCATAATAATATAGACGGTCATTGCTCTCGTCGTAGTCCCAATCGCCATCTAAAAGCCTTTTGCGGTCTATCTCTGGAAGGCGTGAAAGCTTCTCAAGGTAGGCAGGTTCAAGGTTCGGATTGTCAGTTGGCAATGCCTTGATGAATGCCCTATCCTCTCGGAGCGTACCATTTCGTGCAGCATCAAAGTAGTCAGCGTATAGCCAACCTTTCGTTGGGTTGCAGGATAGCAATCCTTTTGGCACACCATTGATTAAGTTATAACGCACACGAGAATCTAGTATATCGATTGCCCGTTGAGAAACTTCAGCGACCTCATCCACAAAATAGTCTGTAATTTCAATCGAACCAAGTCTACTAAATTCAGGGTCACTAGGCATAAAGCCTAAGTCCATCAAGACAATTTGAGACCCGTTGTAGAACTTGATGACGTGGTCTTGACCGTTGTAGGTGTAGTGAGTGCCAGGGCGAAGTCCCATCTGATTAGCAATCGTCCAAAAGGTAGCCATCGTTGACTGTCGAAGTCGCTTTAATTCTGCACGACCTATCAATCCTCTGGTGTTTGCATATTTTAATCTGCGATTAATCTGCCAAGAACACCCAAGAAATGTTTTGCCACCACCTGCACTTCCGCCATACAACACTGTTTCTGTTATCAGGTCTTTAGGCGATAACAAAGTCAATGCTTCATCTTGGCGAGTAGTGTATTGGGGTGTGTACATTTGGTAAAATTAGTGATTTATAACGTGGTAAATTTCTTTCGCTTTTAGATATGCGTTTCGTGCTTCTTGTTCGGTGTGAAAGTATCCGATATGCTTAGATTTCCCATTAACCTCTATTTTAACTTTAAACTTGCTTCTTTTTTCCATCCAAGTGTAACCTTTAGCAGTTCTTCGATTCCACATATTTTGTTGATGCGTTACATCACGTAAATTATCAATTTTGTTATTACTAGGATTGCCATCTATATGGTCAATTGAATTAACGGGCAAATGTCCATAATGCAGATACCAAGCAAGTCTGTGACCACCTATAAAAAAACGTTTACTTTGATAACGTAATTGAACAAAAGTATATCCATAAATTTTTTTCCTAATTACTTTACCATACACACCTCTAATTTCTCCGCTTACTGGACAGTAAGTAAAACCTTTTTCTTTTGCCAATTCACATCTTTCTAGTGTAGTCATTGCTATTTGTTTTTTGTTAAATAATTCAAGTACATCATAACCTTCATTTCTCTTGCAATACTATTCGTATACTGCTCCTTCAGTCGGGGGTTATTCATTATTCTTTGAAGCTTGGTCTTGCCTATCTCTTGTTGATCGTGAACGAGTCGTTTCGCCCTCTGCTTAAAACTCAACCACTCGTCATCCGTCCAATAGTCATCGGTCACTAGACCACTTTTGTACAAGTTCTCTAACATCACAAACCCCATTAATTCAGCAGCCATATAGTTACCTAGCTTCGCATTCTCGATATCTTTATTTAACGAATCATTAAACCAATTCAATGACTCGTTAGCTGATTCTAACTGTCGTGCAGGTTCGATGTAGTTGACATTGACTTCATTCCATTTCTTCATCGCGTCCATCCGTAACTGGTAGTATTCACTCAATACACTA